AGAAAAAGGGGCTTTCATATTATAAAAAATCATAATAAGTGAAAGCAAATGAAAGCAAATGTTACAAGCCTTGTAACATTTTTTTCGATCCCGAAATCTTCATAACTGAAAAAAGTGCGTTTTTTTTTCTGCTTTCATTCCTGCTTTCTTTTTGCTTTCATTTTGCTTTCATTTTGAACTTTTTTGACTGGCCAAAAGAGACGATATTTTTGTAACTCACTGATAATCAGGTCATATACGCTAAAATTGTAATATGTTTGGCGCTTTGGCGATTAGAGATAGCGCAATCAATTGATTTCTACAGAGTTATAACAGTTACTTAAACCTTGACTACTGTGGGTAGTCACTTATTACTATACTAAAAGTTGTAGAATTGCTTTCATTCATTCATATTAAAATAAATAATAATATAATTACATATTATAAAAAAAAATATGAAAGCAATGAAAGCAGATTTTAAAAATATATATAAAGAGTACGGGAAATCGAGGGGGCGGTAAAAATAGTTTTTTGAACAATTTACGAAAAGGGGACAACTGACTGTAAACCAAATGAATACAAATACCCTTTAGGAATAATATGAGAGCACGAAACACGCAATCGATTGACAAACAGGCGGTTACATATTATAAAAACCCCCTCTGCGAAGCCGAAGAGGGGAACCCCAAAATCACACAAAAAAAAAACACATCAAAGGAGAGAATTTGAATGATCAAGGACAAACAGGTGACCCAATCACCACCTCGTCCATGCAATCAGCGTTGAAGACAGCCGTCACCCGTACAAGGACGCTCAGATAGTCGTAAGGATATAGAACAACTTTCTCGTGCTCATAGCCCCACCGGGCGAACGGAGACGGGTCCCGCGGCTCGATCTCAAGTAAATCAAAGCCAAGGCGCCCAATAGGCGTTATAATACCGGCATCGACGTTGCGAAATGATTTCGAGAAGATACGTAGTACATCACCCAGGAGCAGAGGACGCAAGTTGCATGATTGGTGACCAACCAGGGGACCATTTACCCACACCACGAAACGAACAATGCCTTCCAGGCGTACCAGTGGTCGTTTCTGGCTCGTTCTGCGCGCAGCATCTGTTTCGCGTTCCCAGGTGAGGCCTCCGACTTCCTCGAAATAGGCAATTCCGGTCTTTGAATCGTCAGGGATGAGGTCTTTATACATGTCCCGGTCCCAGCAATCAGTGTCTGAAACATTACAGGATACCGGAAACGACGCATAAAATCCTCCTTTCCCGTCGTCGACAAACCGATTTGCGACGCGAACGACGCCGCCATATCGCTCCAGCCAGCCGAGGGCCTCAATATCGGTTTCAAGGGGCTTGATAAGCTCTGTAATCATAGCACATTATGTTTTCGCAACACTTTTTCGATCTTTTTGACCTCAAGTGTTGCCTGTTTTGACTCCTCTTCCTCGTTTATGTCAACGATAGGCCCGAAGCGGGCTTCGTTCTTTGCGAGTTTCTCAACCTCATCTGCTGCTGATGGGCCGATGAATATCGGAACGGGGTTGCCAGTTCCAGCAACGCCTCGTGTATTGTTCCACATGCGACCGGTTTGGCGAAAGTTGATGGTGGGGAATGGAGGTGTAGTTCTTCCGGACTTCTTCTTCAGGATCTGAGTGAAGGGACTGTATGTATGCGTAGAGCCGTCGGCCAGTACGCCGGTTTGGATCACGCGTTGCTTTATACGATCATTGAGATCGCTGGCGTAAGATTGAGCTCGCGCGTGCCTGGTAGCCTCGAGCTCTGCGATCGCTGTACGTAAGTTTCTCTGTAATTGTTCGCCTGAAATATTGGCCATATAACAAATTTACCTTATTTGTATAACTTTGTAGATAAACGAAGTGTAATCCTTAGTGGATATGCATAGAAACAATAACAATTGCCGGTTACCTTACTCGATCAGCGATGTGCTCAAAAAGTCGGCCTTTCATTACATCTTGCTGGGCTATGGCCTCGGTGCTCTGAGGTCGGGGCAATCGTTGACACAGGCGATGCGAGACTTTAAGGATGATATGGGGATCGAAGATGAAGACAAGGATTGCGTGTCCCTGGTCAAGAAGTTCAACAGAATGCGCGTGGAATATTTCAACTACAAAAGCGAAAACGGTGAAGAAACTGACTGAGAAGCAGGAATTATTCTGCCAGGCCCTTCATCGTACCGGTTCTGTGGAATATGCGATGGAGAAGGCGGGATATGCGGAAAGCATGAATCCTTACGAGTTGCTGAAGAGTGATGCGGTTATTGAGCGCATGCGTTTGCTCGATGCCGGGGGCGATGTGATGGTATCGAAGGCGCGTAGGTTTAATATTCTTTCAAAAATCATGAACAACATGGCCTCAAAGGACGGCGACAGGATCAAGGCGATCATGGAGATAAATAAGATGACGGATGGGTATACAGCAGTAAGGACGGCCAACGAGCACACGGTCAAGGGATCGCCACTCATGGAGCGACCGATCATCTTTCAATATACACCAATTCGCGACCTTGATGAAGAAGAGTAGTCCACAGTTATCGATCCCTCAGCTCGAGGTTATTTCTTCCCAGAAGCCACGGACCTTGTTTCTTGCAGGTCAGGGGTCGGGAAAGACGTTTGTGATGGGTGTATTGTCCGGTCTATTCTTGCGATATCTGCCTGGCGCTTTGGGCTTCATTGGTGCGAACACCTATAACCAGTTGTCGAACTCAACGCTCCTCCGCGTATTTCAGGTGTGGGCTGATGACTACGGCTGGACAGAGTGGACAAGGACAAATGAGGAGGGCTGCTTTGTGATAGGGAAGCAGCCGCCGGGGCACTTCATTGATCACAATTACACATTCAAGGATAATTACAATAAGATTTTTTTTGCAAACGGAGCGGTGATCCTGGTGGGATCGCTCGACAATTACAAGGCGCTCGACGGCTCTGAGCTGGGATGGGCGATGCTGGACGAGACGAAAGACACGAAGGAGGAGGCCGTTCAGGACGTGATGGTGGGCCGCCTTCGCCAGCGGGGTGTTTATCTAAATACAAATCCTGAGTCAGGAGAGTGGGCATATACGAGCGACTCATCAAGGGGAAAGCAGCAAAACCCCCTTTACATTTTCACAAGTCCGACCAAGGAGCAGTGGCTGACGGAATATTTCGTGTTGAATGACCAGCGTGACGCGATCACGGCGACGATCTTTAAGCCAGATGGTTTCTATTCGCGCGAGATAGGGCACCGGCACGTAGTGATCTGTCCCACCTATCACAACTCACATAACCTGCCGCCGGGGTACATCGAAGATAGGTTGAAAGAATACACGAAGGATCGTACCGACATGCTGATCTATGGGTCTCCTTTCGGGAAGGCCGGCAACGAGTATTATGCGAATTTCAAGAGGAACGACCATGTAGGTGAGGTGATCGTTGATGATGGGCTGCCTATTCATCTGACCTTTGACTTTAACGTAAACCCTTATATGACCGGGCAGGTGTGGCAGATTGACCGGTCAGGGCAAGTTGAGGAGGTCAGGTGTGTGAAGGAGTACGCTTTTGAGAATCCGCGCAACACGGTGGAGGACATTTGTCGCGCTGCGGCGGCGGACTTCGGCGATATTATGCAGCGACAGGGCCTCTATTTCTACGGCGATAGTACAGGAAGGGCGACCTTGCCATTAAAGGGTGCGAAGAATTATTATGAATTTGTTGAGCGCGAGTTGAGGGCCTATTTGTATAACGATTCGAGGCGTTTGCTTAAACAAAACCCTCGTCATGCTGCGATAGGACAAGATTCTCCGGGGCGCCGGGACTTTATGAATAGTATCTTGGGCGGTAGTTATGATGTTCGCCTGGTGATTGATGCCTCTTGTGAGAAGACAATCCTTGATTTCGAGATGTTGAAAGAGGACAAGAATGGCGCGAAGCACAAGGAGAAGGTAAAGATCAATGGCATATCTTGCGAGAAGTACGGGCACATGACGGATGCTGCGGATGCGTTTATCTGTTACAATTATGGTCAGTGGCGCAAGGAGCGCAGGGCTTAATTTTCGAATCAAAAAACCTTATGAGGTGAAAATATATACCATCGACGATTACAATGACATCATGTTGTCCACTGTGCGGGGGAAGCGGCACCTTCACTACAAGCACAACGTAGAGCTTGCTAGCCTCTATCACAAATACATGACTGGCGATAATCAGGACGAGTTGATTATTTCTTACAAGACGCGCGAGACGGACGAGCAGAAGAAGCAGCGTATACACATCACGAACAGCCGCACCCGCTATGTGTGTAACAAGGTTTACACGCAGTTTGACCAGGTGTCGAGGAACGATGACACTATAGAGCAGGTCCTTTGGGACGGGAAGGTCGATGAGACAAAGTTTTCCGACCTGGAGAAGAGGTTCGAGGGGTTTAGCGACAGGCAAGACCTTTCGTCATACCTGTATGAGGCGATGCAGTATTACGCCTTTTACGATCCGAACGCTTTCCTGGTCACTGAGTTTGAGACACTGGACGACGAGATATTCACATACCCGCTCGAGGTTCGCAGTCACGAGGCAGTGAATTTCGAGTATCATCGAGGCGAGTTGCAGTGGCTGGTTGTGGAACACAAGATCGACATACAGGATGAAAAGTACGATGTCGCAAAAAACCCGCTGAAGGGGCCCGAAAAGAAGAAGGGCAGCCGGTTTATCCTGTATGCTCCCGACATTGCTATCGAGATGCGGCAGCTTGGGAAGTTCGACCCCTTGCCGGAGGGTTATGACTCGGTGGTTGTGCAGACGAAGGACGGCGGCAAGACAACTTTCGCATATCGGGTATTCGAGACAAACAGCGTTGAGTGTCCGGCGATTCAGGTGGGTTACATCCGGGATCCGGCGACGAATCGGGAGACGTTCGTATCACCTCTCTATCCGGCTGAGGAGATATTACGCGACCTGATCAACACGAAGTCGGAGTATGACCTGAGCCGCGCGCTTCATGGCTTCATACAGAAGTACGCTTATGCGATGAATTGCGACTACAAAGACGATCGCGACGGCGTGCGGGTGTGGTGCCAGGGGGGCACATTGAACACAGGCAACGAGTGCCCCAGGTGTAAGGGCGCGGGGTTGATCTTACACAAGACGGTGCAGGACGTGATACTGGTGCGCGTACCGGACGGGAAGGAGGAGCACATACCGCTCGATGACTTCGTACACTATGTGGAGATCCCGCAGCACATTATCGACATGCAGAAGAAGGACCTTCTTGATCTTGAGAAGGCTGTGAGTTTCGCCATCTTCAACACGCAGGTCTTTGATCGGGAGGAGGTGATGAGTACGGCGACCGAGATACGGGCGAATTTGACGAATCTTTACAACGTGCTCTACAAATATGACCTGAACGTCAGTCGGGTGTGGCAGCACTTCGTCAACCTTACCGCGATTCATCTGGGGTTGTCTGACAACATTATGATAAGCAGGTTACCATCGAGCGATTATCACCTTGAGACCTTGACAGAGCTTTTCTTGATGCGTAAAGAAGCTGAGACGGCAAGCGCGACGCCATCGGCGATACACAGCATTGACAGGAAGATTGCGAAGAAGCAGAACATGGATGACCCGGCCTCGGAGGCGTGGGCGCACATGACCTGGTTGCATGGGCCGTATCGCGACAAGAACGAGAACGAGGTGTTGTTCCTCTTATCGTCATCGGCACCCGATGATCGTCTAGCCAGGCTGTACAAAAGTTACGAGGAGGTGATTGACACGATAAGGGAGGAGAATCCCAGGTTCATCCTGATGCCTTACGCCGAGCAGCGCAGGGTGATATTCGAGGTGCTTGACAGGCTTGCGCCTTTCGTGGCCCCGGTACCAGTTACTTTCAGAGATACAATTGAAGTCTAATGGCGCTGAGTCCAGAGGATCGGAAACAATTACGAGAGCAAGCACGCGCGTTGCGCGCGATAAGCAGCGAGCGTCTTAATTTTCTTGAGAAAAAGACTGAGGAGCTATATGCCCGGGCCGACGCTGTGCAACGAAGAATATTTGTCAAGGTACGTGCTGAACTTGAAGCTAAATGGGGATCGGGGAAGGCTTATGCACAGGTTGTTTCAGGTCTCAGCAGCCTGGAGCGCAAGATATATGAGGAGGACCTTTTATCTTTTTACCAGCAGCTTGGTCGCGAGTTGCAGGGTCAAGCGGCGCTTGCGGGGCGATACTTCAAGACACTGTTGGGAGGGACGATAAAGACGTACCAGGATTCAGCACTTACTACGATAAACAAGAGAATCGGCATGAGTGGAGATAAAATTTCTACCGGCGGTGTCTTTGCGGGCATTGCGCGCGACCTGTCGAATTTATCGGAAGTGAAGCGGCTGGCAACGCAGTCGATAGCTTCGGGTCAGGGCTTTGAGACTATGATGCGCGGCTTGCGGGACTTATATCTGCGTCAGGGAGACGGGCGGCTGGGGAAGATCGAGCGCGACATACGCACGAGCGTCTTTGACGTGTATCAGCAGAACGATAGGCTGATTAATAAGCAGATCGCGGAGGAGAACGGACTGAAGCATTACCGATACTCGGCGGGCACTGTGGAGAGTTCGCGGGAGTTTTGTATCAATCGCGTGGGTCAGGTTTTCACGGATAAGGAGATACGTAGCTGGTCATCGTTTGACTGGCAAGGCAAGTCAACACCCTATGACCCCTTTGTCGATGTGGGAGGGTATAACTGCATGCATGTCCTTGACCCGATCAGTCAGGAGTTGTATGAAGAGTCCAAGGGGGACGGATAGAAAGAGCAATCATGTCCTTGCGAAAGTGACAATTAATAGATAATCTTTACAAAATGTCTGTAAGCTTTATAAAAGACCTATATCGTGTAACCCTCAACCTTCCGGGCGTGGGGGCTACGGTCTTTTCTCCGCAAAACGAGGTGATTCGGTGGAAATGGGCGAGGCACAAGGACTACAGGCAGTTCATATTGACTTGTGAAACGGAGTTGCTCTTTGTTGATCACGAGTCCTTTTCGATTGACGATTTCACGAAACTCTATGATCTTGAGCGCGATGCGGGTAACAGGTGCGAGGCAATTGATTGCCTGATCGAGCGGAGTTGTAACGAGGGCTTCACGACCTTATTCCAGGGATACTTAGCTTTGATCGATGGGGAGTGGGATGTGAGCAGGTGCCGGGTGACGATTCAGCCGAGGATTTATGACCCTTACGAGTGCCTTGAGGAGGTGTCGAAAGAGGTTGTGAACGTATTGGAGGCTTCGGCTGGCGATACTACGATTCTTTCTGTGACAAAGAACACGGTGCCATGTAATGGTACCTTTCATGCGCAGGTAGGTTACACAGATCAGGACGTGGTGGATTGGTTACAGGACAATAATTGCGTGTCGGGTCCCGGGTGGGCGCTGGTTTCATATGAGTATGAGGAGATACAGGTATCTGGGAGCAATGTGAAGTTGATCGTCGTTAGCGAGTGGGAGAGATATGAGTATGTCGTAGAGTGTGATGGCATGGGTGTTGCGCAGCCTCCAACATCAAGCGGAGGCTGGACACTTATCTCAGATGATTGTGGGAGCAATGGGACGTCGACATGGGTTAGCGAGACGGGTGGAAGTAATGTATTTCTTGATCGGGGTCGCAAGTTGGAGGATGTATTGAATTTGATGCTTGATGATTGTGATTTGACTATCGTATCTGATTTCTTTAACATCAATCCTGACGGGACGGCCCCTGACAATGCAGCATACCAGCAGGCGGCTATTGATTTACTTGATTTGCGTATTGTTCAGATAACTGACGTTAAATTTTCTATCGATGGCCCGCCAGATCAATGGGCACGCAAGGGGGAGATGCGATTAAAGGAATTGCTGGATGATCTTAAGGGAATCTTTAATGCAGATTACATCATCGATGGTTCGACATTACGGATCGAGCATGTGAGTTACTTCGAGACTTATACCTTTGTGACAGATTTTACACAACCGAAATGGAGTAAATACATAGCAGGGGCTTTTAAATATACCTATCGTACAGATAGGTTGCCAAAAAGTGAAAACTTTGCGTGGGCAGAGGAGCACGATTATCGTGACGCCGATTTTCTGGGATATCCGATCATATACGGCACGGTATGCAGTGTAAATAATGATGGAAAGGATGAGCAATTCAAAACAAATTACTTTCTTACTGATTGGAGTTGGGTTGAAAGAAATACGAGAAGGCAGAATGAGGCCACGGCGGCGGGCAGAAGTAGCGGGTTAAAGGAGATCAGCGACGATCTGTTTTTGCTGGTTTCTACTGAAAATGCAATAGTAAATGTTTCGCAAGGCTTTAATTCGGGGATATCGAAAGTGAATGCGGCTCTGGCATGGGCGAATCTTCACCAGTATTATCACAAGATCGGTCGCCCGCACACGCGTGGAGAGATGAATAACCAGGAGCAGGACTTCGAGACATTTAACTATCCAAGGGAACAGGAAGAATTTGAAGTGAATATGTGCTGTGACAATTTGTTTGATTTTTCACCTGATGACGAGAAATACAGAACTCAAATCGGTTGGGGCCGGGTCAGCGAAGCAACATACGAAGACCCCAGGCAGGTCATGACTTTTAATTTGGAACACAAGAACAATGGCTAACGCGTACAACAATGCATTCGTTTACTCTGGTATCTGGCGCAAGACGCAGGAGGCCTGGCAGACGAATATAGGACAGGTCTGGTTTTCTACTGGCGGGCGTGATGCGTGTGCGAATTTCATTATCTCTGTTCACGACGACGACTGTACGGATACGCTTGTTGCAGATCTATATTTCGATGCGGACTGGTTGCCGGTTGATTATCAATACGAAAAGGAGGTCGTTGAGAATGGTTACGAGGCACAGACGCTTATCCGGCAGGTGGTGAAGCGGTATCATCGCTTCAGGGTTGTTGTTGATTTGGGCATGAGGAATTATGTTCACGAGATGCTGGGCCGGATGGTTCGCCTTAATGGTCAGTGGCAGGCTTCGCCGAGCACGCCTAACCTGTTTGCCGGCACCTCTGAAATTTATGACCTTTCTGTTGAGGAGGAGGAGCTGGGACCTATCGATGACCTGGTAGTGATGACGCTAAGTTTCCGCACAGAACTGAATGTTAATACTGACACGTTCGGAGCCACGGCGTGTTGCATTGATATTTACGAGGACCCGCCTTCCGAGGATCCATGTACCGGGATGCCTGGTAGCGGTTCGGAGGGGTGTGAGGAGTTGACTGCTATCGAGGTAACGGAGGCGGGAGGCATATTGACTGCGGGCGTGACGGATTATACCGGGACACCGACGATCAGGTGGACATTTTACCCGTATGGCGGGGGTGCATCGATTATTCTGGCGCAGAACTCGGACACTGTGCCTATTGGCGAATCCGGAACGTACCGTGCGACACTGGTGGAGTGCGGCATTTTTGATGAGTATGTCTTTCTTGATTCTTGTCTGGGATTCCGGGTGACCGCCAGGCAGGACACAGGCACAACAATGATAGCAGACCTGACGCCATCGACAGGATCTGCGGATTATCAATGGTATGAGAGTGACGGCGGTGGTGGTTGGACGTTGCTTGTCGGAGAGACGGGAATGACGATAGATGCTTCTGCGTATGGAACAAACACATATCGTGTGGTGGTGACAGGATCGGGTGATTGGTCGGGGTGTGAGACGGAGGATACGGTAGAATTTGAGCTGGGGAGTACGTGTCTTATGACTGTTGAACTGGAATTAGATGGCAGCGACGTGGAGGCTACAGTGAGCGATGCGCCGGGTGCGGTACTGTTTGATTGGGAGATAGACAGGGGTGACGGCAACGGTTTTGTGCCCCTTTACACGGACACGGCGGATGCGACGATACCGACAGACGGGGCCGGGCTATATAGGGTGACAGCTAAAAGTGCCGGTTGCGAGGCGACAGATCAGATATTGTACCTGGATCCTTGTGCCTCTTTCAGGGTGTACATTAACTCCCTGACTCCGCACTGTACATATGCAACGTTGGTAGCATCGCTTGTAAATTGTGCCGAGATGTCGCCGGTCATCGAGTGGTACCAGAACACCGGGTCGGGATGGACACACCTGGGGAGCGGGCTGAATATGGACATTGACAACGAGGGAATTGTCCGGGTCGAGGCGACGTGTGGGGCGTGTACGTCGAATGATGAGTTATGGTTCTGCGTGAAACCAGACACTCAGCTTTGTTATGAGAGGTGGCAGGCGACAAGCCAGACGGATGAGTTTACGATCACGGAGTTTGTGTTA